CCGGTGCTAAATTGTTTAAGACGTGTATATCATTTCAACGTCTTAGGCTCGATACCTTAGAGGTGACCCGTGGACAAACCGCCCTTGAGACCGCCAACTAACACCACATGATAATAGAGTTCTGCACCGAAGATGTTGTCAACAACACCGTAACGGGTCAGAAGTCCTACACGTGGACTGAAATCGTTGGGTCCGACTGTACGCTGCACCATCACTGGGATGTATGGGCAATAAATGATACCTGTGTCGTAAAACTCAGGTCCTTTGTAGCCTAACAATGCGTATTCAACACGATCAGAACGTCCACCGGTTTCGGCTTGTGCTTCTGTACGTGTATCACGGTAAACGTTGAACCTTCCACCAAGATTTCCCACTTTGGCTACACCAACGGGTTGTGTGTTAACACTACCGTTGACGGGCATCCATGTGAACTCAGGAAGCATCTCGAGGATTGCACAAACGCTGGGACTTGCAACAATAAAGTTTGCAGCTCCACGGCGGTTGCGAATAGCGATACGATTTGCCTCAACAATGAGTTTGGCGTAAAGGTCACGATTACGTTCAGCCAACCAACGACCATCAGCAGATTCAGCAAACCAGGCGCTGTAGCCCTTGCCTTTACCAGCTTGAAGTGCAGTTTGAATCATTCGAACGATCATTTCACGATCGATTTCGGCTTGAAGCTCGTAACTCATCGCATTGGTGAGTTCCGTATCAACGTCGATACCGTTCATGTTTTTCAGATCTTGTTCGAGTTCAACACTCCAATTTGCAGCAAGTCTACGCGTTCCAGCTTCAACAGCTGTCTTCTCGAAGCTGACCTCGATGGTTGGTATGTTACTACCAAGTTCGAAATCACCAAGAAGTGCAGCAACACCTTTGTCAGTCGCAGCTTGCTCGAAGCTAACTGTTCCTGCCCCGGTGAGACCGAAGGCTCCTGAGGTTGTGCCTGCTACAGAACCTGTCAACGCGGTACTCTCTGTGCCCGTGAAACGGGTGTCGAGGTACTGGTATCCAAGTTCGCCAGTTGTGTTGTTACCATGAGTTCCCATGGTGTTGCCAGCAGCTTCACTGTAAGGAGCAATGTCACCAGCTGTTGAGCCGAGCACACCGTCTTTACCGTTTGCGTTGGTTTCACCGAGGAAGTCTTTGCCATACTTGTAACGCAGAGCGAAAGCAAGTCCAACAGGACCACTCATAGGTTGAACACCTACTAATTCGTTAGTCAACAACTCGGGGAATGTACGACGAATCATCGGGATGAGAATCTTGGGTAAACGGGCATCGTTTTGCGCGTAGGAATCACTTCCTCCGGGGTATGCTCCACCTGTTCCTCCAGTAGCAGCAGAACCGAAAGTGCTTCCGGATCCGCCACTCACATTCGCTTCAGTCACGCACCATTGCTCTTGGTTTTCCAATAGCATGGCTGTGTTGAGACGAGTGTGATCATCTTCGATTGGTGCCACGTTAGCAGAATTGTAATCCAATACAGGACCCCATTTTTCTAGCAAAACTTTGGCACGACTTTCATCGATATAAGCTTGAGTTGGTTTAATAACTTTTGACATAATTTTTGTAATTTTTCTTTGACCTTGTGACTCAGGTATCGCTACCTCATGTTTAAAAATAGAATCCGATATAAATTAGTATTTGCCTAGTTCACCCATGTATGTGTTGAACATGGGGTCAGAATCGACGTCGTCTAGGTTGCTTGCACTCTCGTTGATCACCGGTTCAGGTTGTTTGGTTTCAACGATGATGTCTACATTTTTGTTTGATTGTTTGCGTTGTTCCTTCACTTGATCTCTCAGCTTCAACCGGGATTGTTCATCCTCTTTGTCAAACAACTTGACTGTGTAATCAAAATTTTCCACTATGAATTCAGCACTCTTGTCACACAACACTCGCTTGACATAATCCTTCTTGCGTTCTGTCAATCCAGCTGATTTACGTTCCAACACAAGCTCGGCTTGAGCACGAGCAAGGTTTGACTTGAGTTTGATAGATTCTTTGGCGGTTTTGTTGGCGCGAGCGGTGCTTTCATCAATCTGACGTTTACCGTCTTGGATTGCGGATTTAACCTTGGTTTTAGCAAGCATCTGGTCAACCGCTAGAACCTCTCTCAACTCCATCAACACATCTTTGGCACGTCTGTTGTTGACCGCCTCTGTGATTTGTTTGGTTGGTAAAGCTTTCTCCACATATAATTCTAAATAGTTGCTGATGTTGTCAACAAGACTCTCTTTGAGACTGGATGCCTCTTCGTTCAACGCCGACTTGTACTTCTTCACGATCAATTGTAACTTCTGAGCATGGTTGGTGTCAATCGCTTCAACCAGTTCTTCCAGTTTGTTGCAATGATCTGAATCAATTGCTTCCAACAGGCTTTGCAATTTAGTAGCGTATGCATCGTCTTGTTGTACTAAGGCTTTTTCAACGTGAAGATCGACTCGTTCTTGGACAGCTAAGTCAAAGGCTTCTTGAATGTGGTTCAAGCTGTCTTCACTCAGTATGTCTTTGGTGACCTCCTTTAACATCTCTTGGAATTTTTTGTTTTCAGAACTCATGATTAAAAAAGTGGTTTTTTGGCTACCTTGGAGATGCGTTGTTTTATCTTCTCGTGCAATACTCGTTCGAGACTCTGGTTGGCTTGAGAGAAATTTCGCTCATTTAATTGTTTGATGAAGGAAATTATTTGCTTTCTCTGTAGTTTTGAATGTTTCATTGTAGCGCTTAGTAATTATTTAGTCTAGTACGCGGTTAATTTTATGTAGAAATGAACATATTTGTTCTTTGAGGTAGTTGTCCAGGTCTTTCTTTGGTAGGTTTTCGATTCCTTGTTCAAAATGTTTATAT